CATGCTCTGCGACTCCATGGCCGCAGCGACAACACCCATGGCAATGTCTTGAATCTGTTCTTCAGTCATACCAGCCTGCACAGCAGCGATCCGCTTGGTTTCGGCATCGTATGCTTTGATCTGAGCTTCAAAGTCCTTGCGCTCCAAGTCTTGCATTTCGATTGATTTGCCAACATTCTGGATCATCTGGTACATTTGCTCCATCTCAGCGCCCATGGCCTGAATCTGTTGCTGCGCTGCCTGCAAGGCTGGGTCTTCGTCACCATCTTCCAAGAACTTGGGATCAATGGTCTTGGCAAAGCGCTTGGACATCTCTTGAGCGCCAGGCCAGTCCATGTTCTTGACAAACAAGTCGCCAGCCACAGACCACAGTTGTGGATTACCTTGAAGCAATTGAGCCATGGCTTCCAATGCCTCTTGGCGCTTGGTTGCATAGCCTGGGCCAGTCGTGGCCACCACATCGTACTTGCCAACACCAGGGTTGTAGATTTTCTCAATCACAATACCTTGCTCGTTGACAATCTTGTTGACGGGTTGGGGCTGATCAGGATTGATCTTGACCATCTTAGTCTCGCCGTCTTCACCAATGATGCGAGCAATGCGCTGAGTGTCGTAAATCTTGGGGATCAAGTCCACCAACTGACGGGCCACATGGCGCACGGCACGGGTCAGGTTGTCGCCATAGTGGAAAGTACCTACGTCACCCTCACGCTGGCGAGCCAGAATGGCTTTACCAGAGCGTTCGTTGCTTCCCATGCCCAAACTGGCATTGTATTGACCGGTTGTGGACTTAATGTCCTCAGATGCGCCTGCCTTGGCCTGCAATAGCCCGCTGGAGGCCATTGGCGGCTGTGCCCGCTGGGGTAGTGGCAAGACTGCACCTTGGCCGTCTGTAACGTCTGGATTGACCTCAAGATAGGGCCAGTTGTTTGTGTTGGCTGTCTTCCACTTGTCCTCATAGCCCTCGAACTGGCCACCATAGCCAATAAACGGAGCCTTGGGGGCCAGCGCCAGCATCTCAGCTTCTTGGCTGACCCAGTAGTTGTACATGCGCTGGGCATCTTTGGCGTTTCGCACTAAGCCAGAGATGTAAATACGGCCATCAACCTCAAACTCGTTGCCAATCACACGGATCACAGGGATCCATTTGCCAGCCCACTCTTTTTGTTCAAGGATTTCGTAGCCGTTGATCTTGCAATACATCACCCGCGGGCGCTCAGACATGCGTGATTTGACAGGCTTGCCAAACATGTCCTTAAGCATCTTGTCTTCAGGCGTGCCTTCAAAGGCCGACTGGTTGCCAGGGTACAAATTCAGCTTAGTCTTGTCGTAATCAATGTAGTAATAACTAGCAATACGCACTGTGTCTTCGTTGAGCCAGTTGCTGATCGACTGGTCACCCACGCCGAGGGACTGCAATGTAGAGATAGGCGCAGCATCAGGGTACTGGCGCTCATATTCTGCTTTTGTCAGGTCTTCGGTGATAAAGCAATACTTGGCATCCGCACCCGTTGGGTCTTGGATCAGCGGATCCATGTAGACCGAGAAGCTGTTGCGAATGCGGCCAATCTTGATGTCCTGATCGAATGTGTTCTCGTCACAGTACTCGGTCATCAGGGTGATGTAGCCTTCGCCGTAGGACACCTGATTTTCGCAAGCCGTGTCGTATGCCACGTCAGCGTCAGAGATGTACTCAATGTGGCGAATCATGCCGTTGAAAATCTCAGCCACTTCCACATCAGCGTTGTCATCGACTGGGATAACCTTTGCGCCTGGGCGGTTCTGACGCATGTCATTCGTCACTTGACGAACGTGCTGCGGCAGTTTGTTGATTGTAAGCGTTGGGCGTGCGTTGATCGTTTGACCCTGCACCGCACCGCGAGTGGCCAACACGTCAGCAGGCCACTGCCAATGGTTGTCAGGTGATCCGGCATAAAAGCGCAGATCGTCTATCTCATCTTCACGGCTCTCGGCCAGTGCAGAGACTGCCATGTCCAGCCGCGCACGGGCGACTGTCAGAATGTCTGAGTCAGACTTTGGTGGTTTGCCGCCAGCGGCTACATTAGCCGCCGCGACCATTCCGGTTGGATCAGCCATTATTTTTTCTTCTTTTCTGCAACACTTCTTTTGACCGAGTACGCGATGGCAACGGCCTGCTTGACGGGCTTGCCAGCTTTGACTTCAGCTTTGACGTTCTTGCGAAAGGCTTCGGGTGATTTTGATTTAACCAGTGGCATGATTATTTCTTCTTTGCTGTTTTGGCAGATTCTTTAAACGCTTTGGCAGTTGGCGCGCCCTTGTCGCCTGGCTGGCGCATCTTCTCTTTGCTGCCAGCGGCTATGCGCTCACGTTTTGCATGGATATTGGCATATAAGCCGGGTTTGGTAGCCATATCAACACTTCCATCGTTTAAGAGCTGCTTTAGCGCGTTCGCCATCCTTGGCGTTGGCCGCTACTGCGCCCATTCTTGCACAAAATGAATCCTTGCGCCCCTGATCTGCCTTGGTCTTGGGGTTAGGCGCTGGCGCCTTCAAGTTAGAACCCGTTGCGGCATTGTACTTAGCGCGGCCCTTCTCGGTCAAACCAGCACCTTTGCTGACCGGCAACTTTTCACCGCGACCAACGCTTAGAGACACACTCTTTTTAGCCATTACGATCCCATCCAAGAAGTTGCAACCACGCCTCTGCCATTGTACGTGCGGCGCTGCGTGGATTCACGCGCCTCACGGTGGGCTACTGGGAAGGCAAAAGTGACGCAAATAGCGTCAGCCGCGTCAGGCGAGGCCAATCCGCGTGCCTTCATGTCCTTTTTCGACTCCAAAAAGATAGTCCCTTTGGAGTCGGGCTTCATCATAGGCGAAATTAAATCAGTTTTAAGAAACCTGTCAAGCGGGATTGAAGCAGTTTTCAGCCAATCCTTCATTTTGCCCCACATTTCGGCCCTTTTGTTGCCATACATGACCGGATTTGCCGATTTATTGCCAAAGTTGACACCTTTGATTTTGTACCTTTGCTCTTTCAAACGGTCAACAATGCCAGCCCCAAGGCCGCCTTCGTCGATCACGACCAAAGCTGGCTTGTATTCCTCAATCGCCTCGATCACATGACCAACAACAGTCATAGTGTCGTCGCCCCTGTGCCGCTGGATGGCGATAATGTCGCGCCCCTGCCTGATAGCGATGACTGTTGCATCCGCGCCAAAGCGGGCGGGGTCAACACCGATCACTATTGGTGCGCTGGCGTCGCGATAAGGACTACGCTTCATCGCCTCGTCGACCAGACTGGCTGATATGAACTGATCGTCGCCTTCGGACGGGAACTGACCGTACACCTCGACGTGCGCCTGTGATGAGTCAGCACCATATTCATCAATGATCTGCTGGTAGACCTGTTTGTCCGTCCCTTCGACTGTTCTGGCGTCAACCACCTTGGTCGTCCAAAACTCTCGTTTGCTGTTGAACGCCTCGTAGAAGTACCCAGTGTTGCGCCGTGGGTTAGAGAACGCCATCCAGAAGCGGTTAGGCGTGTTCTCTGTAAAGAATCCACTGGTCACCGCCCAGATGCTGTCGTCAATACCCGACGCCTCGTCGAACACGACCAGCACACCGTCAAAGTTGTGGACACCCGCGTAAGCGTCAGGATTCTCCGCTGACCAGAGCCGTCCTTCGACACCCCAGTAGCGCGTGCCCTTCTTAAGATCACGCTCGACCAGTTCGGTCAGCCACTTGGCAGGCATCAGCCTGGTCGCGCTGACCTCGAACCAATGACTGTTAAGCGCCATTGCCAGCCACTTGGTAATCTCGGCCCATGTGACTGAGCGTAGCTGAGACTCACTGTTGGCCGAGATGATGGTCGTAGAGCCGATGCGAGTAGACAACATCCAGATCGTGATCCAACTGACTAACGCTGACTTACCAATACCACGGCCAGATGACACAGCGTGGCGTAGGGTGTTGAAGTCTAGCTGGCCTTTGTTCTGCGTGATGTGGTCTGCAATATGTGTGAGGACTTCACGCTGCCATTTGCGTGGGCCTTTGAAATGCTCCAGCGGCGTGCCAGGCTGACCCCAAGGAAACGCAAACATTACAAACGCCAAAGGGTTGTCCTTGATCGCTGGCGCCCACAGACGCGCCATGAGTTCCTGTTCGTCTTCAGCGCTGTATATGGTCGATTGCATTAGTAATCCTCAACTATGGGCGCGCCGACTGAACACGGTTGGCGGTAATCAGGCCATTTGCGGTCGGGGTGCATGTTGAGCCACATGTGCGATCGGCAAATATCAATAAAGTGATATTCCCAACGCCCGCCGTGCCAACGACGATACCACTGATACCGGCGCAAGTGATAACTAAACCAAAACGAGGTGAGCAATTTACGCACCATGCTGCACCTGTTTATGCGCTAGTTCTGGCTCAAGCACCTCGACGTCGATCACTTCCAACGCGCGCTTCTGCGCCTCGGCTAGCGCGCCAGTGATGGAGATGCGCTGATCGACCTCGACAGATATGGCCTGCTTGGCCACCCAACCGTGTTGATGTTTGAGGATTTCTAACGCCGCTTTAGCGTCGCCGTTGAGGGCGGCCGTATGTAGTGTGCGAGACAATTCTATCTCACCATCAGCCTTGCCCTTCTGCGCGGCGAGTTCCACCACGGGGTCAAGTTGCGTGAGTTGTCTGTATTCAATAGGCAGCATGCCTGCGGCCAATGCGAGCGCGTCGCCCTTGAGGCCCAGCTTGGCCGCGTCATATACCGCCTTCAAGCGCGACTCTGTTGCTTCGACCTTGCGCGGTGTAAATGGAATCGAATGGAACATGTGTTCTCCTGCGCGTTTGCGAGTGGTTGTGAGTTTACAACAAAAAATAAAAATTCTGTAAGAAAAAAAATTGTTCGTGAACGCTACGTTTTTGCTGGCCCTTTGCGCTTGGCCCTACCCCCTCCCCCTTCAATGCACCTGGTCATTTTGGCCGGTTATGTGTGCCAATGTGAGTCATGGCCACAAAGCCGCGCGGCGTTTTGCAGCATGGTTTGTGAGTCATTGTGAGTCATGGTTTTGCAAGTCGCATGGCACATGTGTGAGTCATTGTGAGTCATGGTTTTTTAACGACACACAATAACACACACAAACTGAATGCGCGAAGTTTGTGGGTTGTTGTGGGTGCTTGTGAGCCGCTTTTCAGTCGCGGCCAAAACGGTGTACTTACACCTAACTTACAACACACATATTTTTTTTGAGTAGTTAGAAAATACAACCCACATTAACCCACAAACAGCCGCAAGGCTTATTGCATAAGGCTTTGCGCGTGAGTCATTGAGGCACGTTTTCGCTACACACACGCGACACACTTTGACTCACACTTTATGCAATTTGTGCATAACGTCAAAAAAGTATTGTGTAGCGTATATACACTATGCTAACATGCGTTACCGCATTGAAAAACGACGCGGTAAAACCTAACCTACAGTAAAGGGCAAACATCATGCAAATTGTTAACACTAAAACCGGCGTAACTTATACGACGCGCACGCATTTTGAACGCGGCATTTTTGTGAGCATTGTCACACGCCGCGAGAACAACAATGAACGACTGACAAGCCGCGAGAAACACGCGACACGCGCGGCCGCGTATCGTTACGCCGTGACCATGGCCAAGTCTCAAGCCGCAAGGGGTTAAGCATGACACATTCAGAATACATGCAATTTTTTGAGAAATGGTTGAGCTATCAATTCTCACGTGTTGAAGACGAATGGGACAATTTTTACATTCTCAAAGAAGTCGCGCGCATTGTGTCTGATGTTGACGACTTGGCACATTGGGCAAA